CACACTGTTTTACCTTTGACATAACGTTGTACGTTGATGTGGTTAAGTGCTACACTACCTTGCGTTAACGACACAGCTCCTACACCTTTTACCATGTATGATGGAAACCCATCTATATACATAATAAATCTGTTCTTTTGTTTTGGCTCAAAGGCTGTAAAAAATATTTCGTTTGGATCTAATATTGCCATTTTATTTCTTTATTTTATTATAAATATTTATATTTTTTGTTTTTTATCCAGGGAATGTTGCTCCTGTTGGAAGTACATTGAAATCTAGGATAATAAATTCAGCTGTTTTTGTTGGTTGAAGGTAAATTTGACCTACCATTTCATTTCTATCAATAACATCTGGTGTATTATTCGATTCATCCATTACTACTCTAAAAGCATATAAACCTTGTCTTTGTTGTACTGATTCTAGGTATGGGTTTACTGTTGCTAAGAAATTATTTCTTGTTGCAATAGTATTTTGTTCAAATACTAGGTTATCAGATACTTGTACTATATAAGATTTTAATGCTATTAATAATCTACGTACATTTACTCTATCTAAAGCACTTGCTTTTTTCTGTAAAGTTTTTTGTCCAAATACTACAACTCCACTTTGTGGGAAAGTAGCTATTGGGTTAATATTTGCTTCATATAAACTATCTCTGTTTCCAGACGTTAATTTTCTTTCAGCTCTAACTACTTGACCTAATCCACCTCTAGTTAAACCTGCTGGTGCGAACCATGGGTCTGAAGATGCATCTGTAAATGCATATACACCTGGGATTAATACTGATGCTGGGGACCAAATTACTCTTCCAGTATCTGGGTCAATTAGTTGTAACCATGGCCAATAAGTTGCGGCATATGAACTATTAAATCCACTTGCAGCTCCTACTACATTTCCAATAGTAGAACCATATCCTCTTAAATCTATAATTGCTAAACAATCTTTACGAGATTCTGCTGTTGATACAAGTAAATTAATTTCTGATGAGTGGAATTCTTGAATTAGACCTGGTGCTGCTATCACATTAAATTGATAATCATCACTATTTGATAACAAATTAATAGAAGCTGTATAATCTATAGCGCTAATACCCTGAGTGTTATTTGCGTCAATATTTTCATTAAATGAAGCTTCTCCATAAAATAATTCTCCACTACCACTATTAAATGAACCTGAACCCACTAATGGGATACTTGCTGTAAATTCTGTTTTTGCTTCTCCAGCATTATCAAAATAACCGGGAGTAGGATAATTTACTTTAGATACGTAAACATATTTACTTCTGTTAACATATGATCCTTCTTGTTGAATATAATAATCTCCACTATCATTTTGTATATCACCATAATAGCTATTACCTATTACAGTTTCAATATAATTAGTAGCTAATGGATCTAAAGATACATTATTAAATGTTTCTAATATAGATTTTGAAGTATTTTCATCATCTCCTCTACGAATAGCTAAGCTAAATACTCCAGTATCAGTGTTTCTTGATGTTACTTCCCATCTAACATTATTTTGAGAACCAGATACTAATCCTCCTCCTGAGAGTGCTGAGCCTGAATTGTTCATGATAGCTCCTTGAGAAATAGTACTTAATTCAAACGCAATAGCATTTTCTACTGCTTGTGCTGTTAAAGGTAAGAAAGTTGCATCATTTGAACCACCAATTGTAGCCGCTGCAAGTGTAACAACATCACCTAATTTATAATTCGTTCCTGGGTTATTAACAGTTACTGCTGTAAAAGTTGATTTTAAATCCGCCTGTTGGATTGTAATAACTAAATCAGCACCTACAGTACCAATACTACCATCACCATCCATTAATACTTTTGTTACTGTTATAGTATCACCTGCTACATAATTTTCAACCCCAACATTAGATATTACTGCTCCAGTAATATTAACTCCATCTGTAGATGAAACTATTACTGTCGCTCCTGTACCGTCACCATCAGAGGTTGTTGCTAAGGCAGCTGTTGTTCCTATGGCGGTTGCTGTTTGTGTTGGAGAAACTGTTAATGCCGCGGCTGTTAAGAAAGTATCTTGTGTTACTACTGTATAATCTACAGTAAGATTTCCATCACCTCCTCCTGTTGTTGCAGCACCTGCTACATTTCCAATAGTTGCTGTTGATGGGTTACTATTAATTAAAGAAAATAAATTAAATCCTGCTTCTAATCCACCAACTTCTACTTCATTATATATATTTAGAGATTTAGCACTGGTAAAAGAACCAGATGTTACTCTAGTTACTAATAAAGTTGTACCACCTTGTCTAAAGTAATTATTAGCTGCTATTTGGTTTAAATAAGAATGTTGTTGTGATCCACTTGTTACTGACCCACCAAATATCGCTAAATATTCGCTATATGAAGTGATTAATGTTGGAACTTCAACAGGACCCTTAATAGATGGTCCAATTATTGCTGCACCTACTTCTACTGGGCCTTGAGTAATTTGAGATGTATCGTTTTCTCTTGCTAGTACTCCTGGAGATATTAATGTTTCTGCCATTGTCTTATATTATATTTAATATTATTTTATTATAAATATTAGAGGGTATTTCAAAAATTTATTCTGGTTTTGTAAATTCTCCAGACTCTAAATCAATATTTCCATCTCCATATTTTTCTTGAAGTTCTTTACCTAACTTTAATTGTTTTTCTTGAACTATCTTAATTGAAGAATATATCGAAACTTTTTGTGCCTCTATTTGTCCTAAAGAAAATACTAATTCATTTCCTTCAGTTTGTAATTCTTTTAATTGTTGTAACTCTTTTTCTGATAACTTAATTTTACTCATTATTTAATTATTTAATTATTATAATTATAAATATGGTTATTTCTATTAAAATTATCTAACTCTACCATCACTGTTGGGATTTTGATAATTATCAGAACTATCTACATTATCTATATTAGATACAACTTCAGAAGTAATAGAAACTTTAGCTTTAGTATTATATTTTTTAATTGAATTTAAATCTTTTTGTATAGTGTCCGGTATTATGTATCCTCTTAAACTTAAACCAAAAGTTCCTTTTACTAACCTATCCTTTCCTGCTGTTAATTCAGTTGCTGTTGTAAAGCTATCTACTCTAGCTCTAAATTTAAATCTTTCTGGATTTCCCCAATATGAATCTGATGCATATTCTACAGCTTCAATTACCTTATTTAATTGTTCCATATAATACGTCTGTATTATACAGCTATATTCTAGGGTAACAAAATCAGGAACAGCAATAGCTTGAAATTGTTCTACAGGTTTTCTATTATTTAATAAATTAAAATTTGAGTATGCGTTTTTTGAATTAAATCCTTTTCCAATGTTTCCATATAAATTAGGCATATTAGAATCTAATTTATTATACGTTGTTCTATCTTTAGTAATTGTATCTCTCTTAATTACTAATATAGGTAACATTACAGCCCCAGAATCATCTCTATAATAACCATCTCTTTGAAAAGATTTCCATCTTTCAGGGCTACCATATATAACAGGAACTGTTCTTCTTTCACCATTTTGATACACAAAAGGTTTAATAACATTATTAAAATAAAAAAATACAGCTTCATCTAAATCTTGTATACCAATTGAAAGTTGCTTATCAGTATCCCCTTTTGAACTCATTTTAGTTGATCTATTAAAATCAATACCCGTTTGAGATTGGTTAGGGTTAGCAGGGTTATTAGGGTTTCCTCTATGCTTATCAAAAGCAACTTGTTTAGAAATACTAATTTCTTTTTGTGATTTAGGGTATGGTTTAAAATTTGCCATTTAGAATCTTTCTTTATATGGGGATATTGATAATTTATCCCTTGGTATATAATAGGTTTCAAGTATTATAGATAAGTTAGTACCAAAATCTTCTAATCCTGGATTTAATGGGTTTGGTGTACCATCAGAATCATTATTAGGATAATCTGGGTTTTTACCTACAAAATATTGGTTTGTAATTGTTTGTTGTACTCCATAATAATCGTTTTGATATAAAACAACATCTCCTATCTCAGGAACTACATTAGCATCTACTAAATCATCTCTTAAAAATGAAAATCTAATACTTCTTTGGTATTCTATCCCTAAAGAATCTTCAGGATAAAGTTGTGGTTGTCTTAATAATAAAACATTAAATAAGAATGGACCATCATAAAATTTTTCGCCAGCAGCTTCGCCATATAAGTTAACTAGTGTTTCTTCTAATTTATACTTATATATAGCTGCTTGTTGAGTTATAATATTACCCATTAATTCACGATTAAGATGTCGTACTAAACTAACATCTCGCTGTCGTCCAAACATTGCCATATTATCCTATATATATTGTATACGGAACTTGTTTTAATTCCGTTTGTTTAAATTCTGCTTCTTGTGCTCTTCTTTCTAGTAAGGATTTTCTTGATGTTTCATCTAAATAAGATCTTAATCTTTCTATTAAAGAAGTTTTTTCTGCTGTTGCTGCTGCTATTAAATCTGATTGATTTAAAGTAATTTGAGAGTCTGGGATTGGGATGGCTCCATATTTACCTCTTACATATCCTAATACTTCTTTTACTAATGCCAGGGTATATTCAAATATCCATTGACGTCCTACAGAATTAATTTCTGAGTAAGTGGGGTTGGTATATGGAGTATTTGATACGTTAGAAATTACGCTACCACCTACAATTTCTGATGAATTTACTCTATCATTCCTTTTTATATATTCATACCAAACTTTTCCACTGCCAGATATAGGTATAGGAAATATTCTTAGTTTATTATTATGTATTTCAAAACTATAATTAGATCTACGAACAGTATCACTCATTTCTATTTGTTGAATAACTTGTAAATCATAATTTAAAGGCATCATTAAAAAATTAATAGCAGGACTCATTCCTCCAAAACCAAAACTATCAAACATATTCATAGTACCCATTCCTGTCCCTACATAAGGATCATAAAACTTTTGTGATGCAGGAGGAGATTCATAAAATACTCTTTTAACTTCTATTCCTAAAGTTCCTGTACCTCCTGGAATATTTTCTGTTAAATCATAATCTTGTTGGTAAGCTATCATATCTACGGAAGCACTATAATAAGGAATATTTCCTCCCGTTCCCGCTTCAGCACCATACATTTCTGTTAGTCTAACAATAGGTTCAAAATTAGGTGCAATTAATGTTGTATTTAAATTTCCTGATGATGTATCTCCTTCTAAAGATAATTGATTATCTCTAATTAAATAAGCATATATTTCATTTCCATAAGTAGTAGTTGCTTCTTCAAAAGCAGCATAAAAACTTATATCTTGTAATTCTACATCAACTAAAGGATATCCTAACCTTCGGGCACAAAAATTTGCTACTTTATCAGCATCTACTCTAAATTCTTTATCATAATCATAAAACCCAAAAGGTGTTTTACCTGGATCAAATGAACTGGAGCCTTCCCAAATTGGTATATTTGCCATAATTTATTTTTATTTTTTTAAGCTATTGAATTATCAGCCGCTACTAAATATTCTATTTTATTTTTTGTAGTAGCTGAGTCTACTTGGCATTTAACAGTTGTAATATCTCTCCAACTACCAGATGTTGCTGTAAAATAATCGTTTGAAAGAAAGAAATTTTCACTACTACCAACTTTAAAATGGGCTTCGTCACCATTTGCATTAGAAATTGTTAAAGCTATAGTATTAGATCCCTTATTAGTAATTCTTCCATAAGTTAAAGCATTACCATTAAATGTCCCAGAACCAATCTCTCCTATTTCAAATATAGTAGTTTGTCTACTTCCCGTTACATACATTTGTCTTTTATCATAGTCCTGAATAGTGTATTCTTTTTCAGTCTCTATAACAATTTCTGGAGTATCTAAATCTGTAATTTTTTCTCTTAAAAAGAAATTTAACTTTCCCATAATATATTTTATTTATAAATATTAAGTTATTTTTTATTATTATAAATATAGGAACCTGATGTTGTAATTGATATACCTTTATCGATTGCTTCTTGATAATATTCCAATAAATCTTCAACTATTTCATTTCTATGGTTTGTATTTAAAGTAATTGCTTCTAAATTTTTAATTTTTCTAGCAGCCGTATATAAAAACTTAAAACCAGAATCTGATTTTTTCTTTAAATCTGTCTGTTGAGCATCTCCACATACCATCATTTTGCTTCTTAACCCCAAACGTGAAGTAATCATTTCCATTTGTTGGTGAGTTACATTTTGTGCTTCATCTACTATTATCATAGAATCTAAAAAGGTTCTACCTCTCATAAATGATACAGGTACTATTTCTATTTTACCATCTTCAATAAGTTTTTCGACTTTGGTTTTATCATATAATTGAAAAAAATTTTGATATATTGGTTGAACCCAGGGGTCCATTTTTTCTCTTAAATCACCAGGTAAAAATCCTATTTCTTCTTTTGATACTGTAGGTCTGGTTATTATAATTTTGTCATATTGTCTTCGTAATAAACCATCTAGGGCTACATTACATGCTAAAAGTGTTTTTCCACTTCCAGCACTACCACCTAAAAGGGTAATAGTGTTTTCAAGTATAACTGCTTTTGCTTCTTTTTGTTCGTCATTAAGTTGGAGTTTGAACTTAATTGGGTTTTTAGGAATTCTCTTTGGACGATAAACGTCGTCAGTATGGTGTTTACTTGCCATAAATTCTTGAAATTAAAGGTTAGGTTATCAGTGAATGCAACCATAGTAAATACGTTAAAAGACAGTAAATTATTGATATAGCTATATAATGAGATAAATATAGTTTGTGTATAACGCATTTTATTATACATATGAAAAAGATAAAAAAACCCGGCATAAAGCCGGGTTAATTTATTAAGTAAGATTTAATTTCTTATTATAGAGAATTTAAACCATCAACTTGAATTTTACCATAGAATTCTGGACGTACCATTTTCTTAGCATAACGAGTTAATAGACCCTTTCTTGGTGTGAAAGTTTCTGGATCGTATACTAATGGAGTCATAATTAATGGAATGTATGGAGCAAATACAGCACCAGCTTCTAAGAATTGAGATCCTCTAAATCCTAATAGGATTTGATTTTCTTTCATATAAGGATTCTTATAAACTTTCTGACGGCTATTAATTGAACCTACCTTCTGTACACCAAATGCGTAAGAAGCTTTAGAAACATCACCATCTGAATCAGCAGCAAATCCTGGAATTGATTCTAGGATAGTACCCACTGAAGGAGAACATACTAGGAAGTTTGCACCACCTCTTAATGTTTTCTGGTGAATAATGTTACTTAGTTTTTGGATTTTAGTTCCTAATGTTTGGAACCATTGTCCTTGACTGTTGTAGAAATTTAAGTCTGATTGTACTTCTCCTACAAATGATCTGTTATTTACAGCAGACCATACTTCAGTTCCAGCAGCAGCACTTTCCATTAACATATCTAATATCTCTAAGTCAATTTCTAATGAAATGTACTCACTCAAGATAGATGTTAATTCAGCTTCAGCATCTAAAGCGTGGTAAGCATTTAAATCTTGTGCGAACTCAGGAGTCCATACAGCTTTTAGCTTACGTGTTTTAGCTACGATAGCAGATGATTGCATCTGTACGTTAATTTGTGGGATTGAGATTGATGGAGAATCTAAGCTGTTTGGCTCTGGGTTTCCATCTTCGAAATCACCTCTAAACTGATCAGTTGGTTGTAATTGGTATGATGCAGTAAATACAGAAGCACCTGCAGCTCCAAATTTTGAACCTGATATGATGAAACTAATATTTGTACCATCATAAGAAGTAAATTGTGATTCTTGAAGATTACCTACTGTTGCAGCAGATGCAGATTGGAATTGAAATCCTCTTACACCTTTAAAATCAGCAAAATCTAGTTGTGAAGCTGCAATATTTACTTTGTTCCATTCACCATTTGCCATTGATGCAGAATAATCTGAATTGTAATCTACATCTGCATAAGTAGCAACTGCAGAAGAAGCTACTACTACGTGTGATGATGTGTTGTTTATAGAATAAGTAAATCTACCTGGTCCATAAGCACCACCTGTATCTGTGTTTCCAAATGGATCATTACCACCTCTGTTACCATATAAAGAATCTCCTGATGAGAATGGATCTTTGTTAGTTCCATATTGGAAATCTAAATAAAATACAAGACCTGAAGGTAAATTCATTGGTTGTACTGATACGAATTCTTGAGCTGCGATCTGTCCGAATACTTTACGTACTAACGGAAGAGCTACACCAGCCCATTGTTCACCTACACCAGCAGTAAAATTACCTGTTGATGCAGCACCCCCACCTGTTTGTGAAGATTCTACTACAAGTTGTTTAGCTTGGTTTTCAAGTATCATCCCCATGTTGTTTTTGGATGCACCGTTTAAACCTTCTAAAAGACCTGTTTTTTCCCATTTGCTAGATAATCTAGCTGCGTCACCCTGTACTGAGTGATATGGGTTTGCACTTTCTAATAAAGTTTGTAAACTCATGATTTTTAGTTTTTTTTTTAATATTTTTTTTAATTTTTAATAATTCCAGCTAATTTTTGCATACGTGCAAAAGCATCGTTTTCAACAATTGGCTGTTTAGCTCTAGGAGAAATTCCCATAGCTTTTGAAGCACTACCTTTTACTTCATTAATTGTTGGTTTTGTCATTTTAGATGACATTCCTTCGTTTAATGTTTCAAAAATAACTTTTGCTTCCTTAACTGTTGAAGCTTTGTCAAATGCTTTAAGCACTTTAACTTTTTTAGCCTCATTTAAGTTTTTAGATTTAAAGATTTTGTTAGTGTAAAGTAATTTAGCGTTTAAAAGATTAACTTCTTGTAATTCAACTTTAAGAGCATCTATTTCTTTTAATGCTTCTTTAAATCTCATTTTTTCAGTTTCTTTTTCAGTTTTAGAATCGTCTTTGTCTCCATCCTCGTTTCCAACACCTTTTTCACCTTTTACTTTTTCATCTAATTCTTCTTTTTTCTCATTAATAGAATAAGCTGCTGTTGATTGTCCAACCTTTTTAGGATCTAATTCTTTTTTACTAGCTCCTCTTGTAGGGTTGTTTTTATCATTCCAGCTTACTTCATCCATTTCCATGATTTCTTCTTCATCTTCCACTTCGATATCAACTTCTACTTCTGACTCTTCGTCATCCATTTCCATTTCTTCTCCAGCTTCTAATTCACCAGCTTCTACCATGTCTTTAATGACATCTTCAATGAATCCTTTTAAGTCATCTTCTGACATATCTTCAAGGTCAATTTCCTCGTCGTCCATGTCTTCCATGTCTTCTTTCTCGTCTTTTTCTCCGTCTAAGTAGCCTTCTTCTTCAGCATCCGTACGTTCGTCCTCTTTCAAGTCCTCTTTTTCGTCTTTCATACCATCTAAGTAGCCTTCTTCTTCAGCGTCTGTACGAGCATCTTCTTCAAGATCTAACTCAGCGAGTAATTCGTCAAGATTAATCTCGTCAAGCTCTTCTTTAGCTTCATCCATCTCTTCTTTTTCTTCTTTCATCTCGTCTTTAGAATCCATTTTTTCGTTAACGTCGTCTTCTTCATACTTATCGTATCCTTCGTCAACGTCTTCTTTGTCCATTTCTTCTAATTTCGCAGATAACATAGATTTAAGATGAGGTGTAAAAGCCTCTTCAAGAGCAAGTTTAGCGTTTGCTATTGCGGTTTCTTTAACCGATTTAGCATCAGCAATTGCTTCTTTAAGCAAGTCTCTGTTGTTTAACATAATCGCAAAATTTTAATTTGTGAAATACGGTTATTAAGAACCGTAATAGGGATTTATTTTATTTGACACCATATAAGAGATGGTGTATTATGATCATACATATATGAAAATATCTTAAGATACAAAAAGCACTCAAAAGAGTGCTCTATGTTTTAAGTCCGTCGGTAGCGTCCGAGGAATTTTCTTTATGTTATAGGACATGAACCTTTAGAACAAAGGATTTCATGTATTATTTTATTTACATTTGTATAATCATATACAACATTTTGTTTTCCTTCATTTAAAGTATGCATGTATGAACCTGGATTAGAGGGTGTTGAAACAAAATCCCAACATAATAATTCAAAATCATCTTGTACTTCCATTACACCTCCTCTTTCTTCTAAAGAACCCATACCACGAGATGAAACACCTACTGTTACTCCCGCTTTAACTAATTCTTTAAGAATATTTCCTGATGGTGTAGGTAAAATTTCTATCTTACCCATTACGTTATCTCCATCCCACCAATATTCTGATATTAAATGTGATACATTTTGTAAGTTAATTACAGATGATTCTGGGTGGTCAAGTTCGCCCATTGAGCGCCTTTCTTTAATTATTTCACCATATTTTTCCATTTCCCTATTCCATAGGTCTTTAGAATAATATCTACCATTACCATTTTTTACTTCAGCTGTAGCTAAAACACCTTCAACCATTAAATTACCTGTCTCCTTATTAACATTTTCTGTTAATTGAAGAGGGTTGATTTTAAATGTATTTGTTTCTATTAAAAGTGATTTACTCATTTTTATTTATCTTCGATTAAAGAAACATCTACTATTTTACCATTTTCAACTTTATAATCTTTATCACTACCACCAGCTAAATCTGCAAATCTTACGAGTTTAGCTCCAGGACCAGCATTTTCACTATTATCTTCAATTGATTTAGGTCTTAATGCATTTTTCATTTGTTCATCTTTAGATGCACCTGGTTTTGTTGTTACTAAGATATCATTGTTAATTTTACCATTTTTCATTAAATCTTTTAAATCGACACTTTCATTAACAGCATCCATTTCGTCTACCATTCCTTTTTTAGCATATTTTTTACCGCAAGATTTTTCATAAATCCTTTCCATTTTAGCTTTCTTTCTTTCTAATTCCTTAATTTCCCTTTGCATTTGCTTCATTTTAGTTTTATCAATTAATTCTTTAAGATTATCATCTTCGTTAATTGAATTAACTCTATCTACTTTTTCCTGGATGTATTCATGTAAATAGTCTAGTTGTGCTTCTAATTTTACAGCTTCTGCTTCTTTTCCAATTTCAGCTAATTTACTATCAATTGATTCTTTTTTCATTTTTTTAGTTTTTTTATCTTTAAGGGCTTTTTCCATTGACTCTTCTTTATCACCATCCTTATCTACATCTGGGTAGTCAGGTCTTGCTTCTTCATCCATACCTGCTTTTGCTTGTGAAGCTTGTATTGCTAATTCAGCAGCATCTATACTTGATTCCCCCATTAAAGATTCTTTTACTAATTTTTTTAATTTATCTGAGTATCCACTAGCCGCATGTTTACCACTAACTTCTTCTAATTCCGTTTCTTGATATCCTAAACCTTCAACTCCAAAAGCAGCATTTTTAATATAAAATAAAGGATCTTTAGCTAAATTTTTAGCTACTATTTTTCTTGACTTTGCTATAGCTTCTCCAATGTTAGCATCTGATACAGTTTCTCTAACTTTATTCATTTCAAAGTAAACTCCCTTAGAAAATTCTTCAGCATTTAAGTTATCTATGTTATTTAAATCAGCATAATCAAAAGCATGTGAATCTACTTCTTCAACGTGTTTAGATTCTTTTTTTGAAACTACTTTTACAGCTTCATCTTCTTTAGCTTTTTTAGTTTCTTCAGCTAAATATTCAGCATATTTAATTTCATAATTTGTTTTAGGAGATGATTCAATTGTAGTAATAGGTTTAAGATCTACATATCCTAAATTTTCATTTAGTAAATCTTTAAATAATTTTTCTGCTTTTTTCATAATTATATTATTGTAATAATGTTTCTATATCGTTAAAATAATCGTTAATCATATCTGTACCAATTACGACAGAAAAACTTTTAGGATTATCCCTATAATATTTTATTGTTTCTATTTTTGCTAATTTAATAGATTTTTTAATACCCTCAAACCTAGCTTCTAATTTATCAAAAGCTTCTATACGTTCCTCATGGAATTTAGATGCTTTATTTTCTTGTTCTATTAATGTATGCTTATACATATTAAATATTTTTTACTTCCAAACCACTACCTTTTTGAACATAGTTTCCTTTTTTGTCTTTAGGTACTAATTTATATTTAAATTGTTTTACGTAAGCATTATCTTTTACTCCATCTTCTGTCGCTTTAGGTCCTGGGCCTAAATCTGAACCATCACCTAATTTGCCTTCTTTAGCTAAAGTATATCCTAATTCAGTATATGCTTCATCATCCGCTTTAGAACCTTTTTTTCTAAATGCATATGGTGTTAAATAAGCTCCAGCTCCACCAGAAGTAGACATTTCATCTATATCTGCTTCATTAACTCCTCTAGATTTTTTATATTCTTCAGGGTAATTGTTTCTTGTGTGTGTACGTATAACATTTCTAAGTTTTCTAGCTTGTTCATATATTTCTAAAAATACTTTATCGTCTTTAACTTTAGTATAAACCCCTTTAGCGGTTTGAACTAAATCATCAGCTTCATCAAGTAATTTATCTATATTAGGTATTTGTAAAATATCCCAAGTTATAGCTCCTGTGACATCATTAACATTAGTAACAGTAGATTTAACACCATTATTAACTTTTACATCACCTACTTCAAATTCCTTAAGTTTATATTTGTACGCCATTAGATATTTTAATTTCTTTAACTAATTCATAATATTGTAATAAATCTACTAGATTATCATTAGTAATTTTAGAGGATTTATCTAATTCAACTAAATATTTAGATATTTCATTAATTTTAATTTTTATAGCTTTATCTTTAATATTTTTTAATTCTTTAACTAAAATTTCTTTTAGTTTATTTATTTTTAAATTATAAAAATTTCTTAAACCCGGGGTAGAATCTACTGAATTAATAAATTCTTTAAGTATTTGTTTTTGTTCAGAAGATAAAATATCATATTTAGTATTAAATTTTTCTAAAAGTACTTTATACGTTAAAATTCTTAAATCTTTATCATAAGTTTGAAATTCTTTAAGAACATCTTCTTTAACTTTTTTTTCAGTAACTTCTTGTTTAGTTAAATATTCTAATAAAGTTATTTTATTTTCAATTAACTGGTTAGTATCACTATTATTTTCAATATTATACCCTTCGATTAAAGTATATAAAGAAGCTAGTTCTTTATAATTTTTTATTTTGGCGCCAAAAAATACATCTAAATTATAATGCTTTTTAATTTCATTAATTAAGTTATATTTTTGTTTTCTTAGTGAAGTACGATTTAATTTTTGAGAAGATTCTAAAATAGTAGTAATTATGATATTTGCTTTTCCTTCATTTAATATATTGGATTTCAATACAGTTTCATATAACTTATATTCTCGACCTAATACAGTTTTTACAAAAAATTCTTTTAATATATTAATAGCTGGTGAGTCACCACCTTTTAATGTATCCGCGGTAATTTGACGTACTAACAGTTCAAATAGAATACCCGTGTTTTTGTACTTTGAGTGTTTAATTTTCATCAAAAAATATATTTATTTATAAATATGTAAAGTTTATTATTCCTTTAATTGTTTTTCATCTAATAATGAAGTATCATCTTTGTCTTGTTCAAAAATTAACATTTTTTTATTTAACTTTCTAAACATATCTACATTTTTTAAATAAGATATCTGGGCATTTTCTAATGCTAAACCAGATTTATTAGAATCTGTTCTACTATCTCTTGAATCATTTTTATCAGTATCTTTCATACGTTTTGTTCCTAAGGGATCTTTTCCAAAATTGCTATCTTGTTTCCCATGGTTAGAAATACTATCTTTAGGACGACCTAATTTAGCATCAGAATCTGTGTCATAACCATCAGGTACATTTCCTGGGTCTGAGTACATTCTACCTTTACCATATAATGAAGCTAAGTCATGAGGTGTACCATATGATTTACCTGTTTCAACTGGGTCATTACCTTCTGCTACAATTTGGGCATTTCTAAATTTACGTTTAGAATCTTCACGAATTAAATCTCTATATTCATCATATTGGTCTTCTGACAAATGAAAAATATTATCATATATCCAATCACTAGGTAATAAATTATTTTCTAATAGAGATTGGGCTAATTCAGTTTTTGACTTCATTAACTCAATTTTTTCTTGTTCAAAAATTATTGAGGGGGTTTGCATTGATAGCTCAAAATTAGTCAATGCTTCATCTCTATAACCTTGAGCATATAAATGAACAAGTGCAATTTTATTAAGTTCAGAAACTAATATTCTTTGTATTCTTTCAATTGTACGCGCAAATCTGATATCCTCAGCCGCTAATGTAGCTTTACCTTCTATATTTTCATCATATCCTAAAAATGCTTTAGGTATTTTAAGTGCTGCAAATAATTTATCCCTTAAATATTCAACATCCTGAATCCCATCATAGTCTAAACCTTTTGTGGTTTCAATTTTTGTTGTTTGATCATTTCCACGAATTGGGATATAAAAATCCTCCATCATGTTTTGCATATTATATTTTAAATTATACTCACCTGTCTTTTGATCCATATATGGAGTACGTTTCATATTTGAAATAGTTTTTTGCATAAATGCATCTATTTCATTTGGAGGTATACCACCAACATTCATATAAAAAATACGTTTTTCAGGAGCACGAGCAATTCTATGGATTAACATTGCATCTTCCATTAAAGTATATTGTTTAAACAATTTACGAGCTGGTTCTATGTAAGAACGGCCATAAGGTAAGTAATTAACATCACCAATTAACCTAAAATGGGCCATTTCATAATTATCAAAATATATTCCAGGAGAATTATCTGCTCCTGCTCCAGGTACATTATACATTCCTGAATTAGAATTAACTAAACCATCAGGAGAATATCTGTAACGAATTTCAGCTGGGTTGTTTTGGTTAAAATTTTCTTGTCTTTCAATATGATATGCTGTATAAGGAATTACATTGTAGACACCATATTTTTCTGATATTTCTAATTTTAAGAAGAAGTCACCATATTTAGACATTTGTCTAACCCAAGACCATAAATTAAACTCTATATTTAATACATCATAAAATAAGTTATAAAGTATTTTTTGTATATCTTCATTTGAAGAACGGATAGATAATACTTCACCCATATCATTCTTTAAAGTTGATTCATCTGCTATAATATCTAAAGCCGAAGCAATAATTGCATCTGTATCCATTACATCATATTCTGAGTATAATTGGGGTCTTAGATATTGATAATTAAATTGAAATTGTGCACCATATAATGAGGAAGGACTAGTAGTAAATATTCTATTATATCTATCTACTAA